ATACAAGGTAAAGATTATATTTTTGTAACAACTGATTTAGCTGCGTATGTAATTCAATTTGTTGGTCCACCATTTACTTTCTCTGTTAGACAAGTAGGTACTAACTGTGGATGTATTGGTCAACACGCAATGTCATATGCAAATGGAGCTGTGTGGTGGATGTCAGGTGAAGGTGGTTTTTTTGTATATGATGGTACAGTTAAAGCTTTACCATGTCTTGTAGAAGATTTTGTATACTCAACTGATGGAGATAATTTAGGATTAAATTATAATTCGGCAGATGTTATTTATTCTGCACCTAATTCTTTGTATACAGAAATAAATTGGTTTTATCCTAAAGCAGGATCAGATCAAATTGATAGATGTGTTACATACAATTATGCAGAAAATATATTTACAACTTCATCATTAGATAGAACAACTTATCAAGATCAAGGTGTTTTTCAATTACCTTATGCTACAGATTATGATGATAGTGCAACTCCAGTATTTTCTGATATATCTGGTATAACTAACAAATACGGAGCATCTATGTATTATGCTCACGAAATAGGTGATGACCAAGTAAACAGTTCGGGTACAACATCTATTGATGCATTTATTCAATCTGGAGATTATGATATTACTTCAAGAACAAGTGGCTTAGGAGTTCAAACCGGAGTTGTTGATTATAGAGGAGATGGAGAGTTCTTTATGTCAGTCAAGAGATTTATACCTGATTTTAAATACTTACGAGGAGATGCTACAATTACATTATTTGTAAGCTCTTATCCAGATGACACAGCGGTTAGTTCACCCCTTGGACCCTTTACAATTACAAATTCTACTGATAAAGTAGATACTAGAGCAAGGGGTAGATTAGTATCCTTAAAAATTTCAAATGACGCTGTAGGTGAGTCATGGAGATATGGCACACTTAGAGTTGATGCGCAACCTGACGGAAGACGATAATGACTGTAGATAAAAAATTAAAATATTATGCAAAAAAATTAAATCAGGACGCTCCTGAGGGTGAATTTTTAGCCTATATTAACAAGAAAGAATCTAATTTATTAAAACGAAAAGGCGGATTAGGTATAAAAACTAGATCTGGTATTCCTTCATATATTGGCTCAGATGCTAGTGGCCAAGGTGGAGGTTCTACAGGTGGGGGTCCAGGTGATGCTAGTGATTCTGGTAGGAGCGGATCTTCTAATAGTGGTAATAAAGGTGGTAAAAGTAAAGGTCCAACCGCTAGAGATAAACAGATGGGTGCTTTGGGTAAAACTGGTAAGGAAGATAAATCTTTAAGCAGCGGAGGCTCTGGAGTAGATAGAAGTAAAGTTAGTCAGTTTTCTACATATGGTAGAAATAAATTTAATCAAAATTTAAGTCCACCAAGTACAAATAAATTTGGTGGAATTTTAGGAGGTATTTTAGGTTTACTTACAGGTATTCCAGGATTAGGTTTAATTACAGGTCTTCCAGGATTGTTAGGAACTAAATTTGAAACTCTTACTGGAAAAGTGAGAGGCATTAATCCAATAACAGGAAAACCAAATACTCAAAAAGAATATGAGCAAATGATGGCGGATAAAAGAACTCAAAGTCGAATAGACAAAATGCAAGACAGAATTACTAGAGGATACAATCAAATTGGTTTTGGTAATTTTACAAAAACAACAGGACCTATTACAAGTAATCAACGTGCAACACTTGAAGACCTTTTAAGTCAAACAGATAGATTTGGTAATCGATTTTCACCAAGCACAGCACAAAACGTTTTGACAGGTAGAGATTTAAATTTAAGAGGAACTTTAAATCAACCAGCGGGTATAGCGACTTTACAACAATTAGCACAACCTAATATAAATGCTTTTCCAGGAATGGGGGTAGCACCTAGCCCTATGCAACAACAATTTTTTGAAAATGTTCCTTATCAAGAACCTGATTTATATTCAAATGCAATGGCTGGATTAACTAAAATGCAGCAAAAAATGTTAGCTGGTCCTCAAAGAAATTTAAAAAATGTAATGGGTATTACAGATCAAGAAATATTAGATAATATTTCTCCATTTAATGATCCTGATGATCCAGCAACTCTTGAAGAAGTTCAAGGTTTCTATAGAACATAATGGCAAAGCTAACTAACTATATACCTGAACCTAAACAAGAATATGAAGTAGAAAACCAAAGACAAATACTTGAGTCTTTAAATACAATGAAACAACAACTTAATTTTTCTTTTCAACAAGACTTGAAAAACGAACAAGATACATTTAATTACTTTTTATCATGACAATACAATATAAGAGTGAATCATTTGATTTAACTACTACTAACTTAACTACAGTATTAACTATATCTACATCAGCTGTGGCGATTGTAAAAACTGTACAAGCTAGTCACAGGGATGCATCAAACGTAGATGCTGATCTATATTTAAAAAAATCTGGAGGCAGTGATGTAGAAGTAGGTCATGCGCAGCTTAATAAAAGCATGTCAAATATGATAACTAACACCTTGAATTTAGAAGCAGGGGATGTTATAAAGATGCAAGCAGGCACAGCAAATGAAGTAACAGGATTTGTTAGTTATGCGCTTATAAACAGAGAGAATGAAAACGGATAACATATATAAAATAGATTGTACGACTATAACAACTTATAGAAATACAAAAACAAACGAAGTGTTTAAAGAGAAAGTAGAAGGACCCGATATTGTAGAAGATGTTACAGTTCAGGTTTCTCCTAAAGGATTAGACTTAATGCAGAAAGTGATGAATAAACAAAATGAAACTAAGAAATCAAACAGCTAAAGGCGGAACTGAATTACAGTTTAGTTATTTAGAAAAATACGTAGACAAAAAATTATTAGACCAAGTACAAATTTGTACAAGTGTTCCAGGTAAAGTACCAATTGATCCTAACAAACTAAATATACTTTGGCAAAAAAATTCTTGGGATCAAGCTAATTTATATCCATGGTTTAAAGATAAAAACAATCACAAACAATATGATTGGTATGTATTTAATTCACATTGGAACTTTGAAAAATTTAGAATGATGTTTGGCTTACCATTAGAAAAATGTGTGGTAATTAAAAATGGTATTGAAAAAATACAAAAAGCTAAACCATATGAAAAAGGTCAGCCTATTAGAATTATACATCAAAACACACCTTGGAGAGGACTAAGTGTATTACTAGGTGCTATGCAATTAGTTAAAAATCCTTTAATTACTTTAGATGTATATTCATCTACAGAGGTTTATGGAAAAGATTTTTATGAAAAAAACGACCATAATTATACACAACTTTATGAACAAGCAAAAAAATTACCTAATGTAAATTATTTAGGTTATAGACCTAATAGTTATATTACAGAAAACATACATAAATATAATATGTATGTATATCCTAGTATCTTCGAAGAAACTTTTTGCATATCTTTATTAGAAGCTATGGCTGGAGGTTTATATTGTATTACAACAAACTTAGGAGCTATCTTTGAAACAGGTGCAGAGTTTCCAATGTATATTCCTTTTGATGATAACTATAAAAGATTAGCTAGTAAATTTGGTTATGGTATTCAAGCTGCTGCTAATACGTTACATGAAACACAAATACATAATCACATAGAATCACAATCTCACTACGCTAATATATATTACAACTGGAGTAAAATAGGATCAGCTTGGACAAGATTTTTACAGGGAGCTATAAATGCAAAAAAGTAATAAGGCCCCGGGCCAAAACAATGAACCCATTTGGTTTACTGAAAATGATACGAAAGTAACAGAAATAAATATAGGCTCTCATTCACCACATAAAATTATGGTGTGTACTCCGTGTCATAGTGATACTTCAATGCACTACACTCAATCTGTTTTAAAATTTCAACAAGATTGTATGCAAAGAAAAATACAAGTTAGCTTTACTTTGATGAAATCCTCTTTAGTTACTCAAGGTAGAAACTTGTGTGTAGCTGAAACTTTAAACCACGAAGATGGTTACACACATTTATTATTCATAGACTCCGATATAGACTTTCAATCATCTACTATATTTAAAATGTTAGATGCAGACAAAGATGTTATTGCCTGCCCTTATCCTATGAAGATGTTAGATTGGGATAAGATATGGAGAAGATTGCAAACTAAAGAAGATGCTATTACTTCAGCAAAAGATCTAGCTAGAGCTGGTTATACTTACCCATTAAAAGTAGAAGACTCTGCTAATATACACAGTGAA